TGGCAAACGCCTCTGCAATTGGGGGGGCCGAGAGGATTAAACTCGGTCTTTATGCAGCCCCTCACTCATGGGTGACTAAATTAATGACGACAACGCCAAAACGACTTGGGCGACTTGTGCGACTACACTGGTAGTGACAACAGCATCCTTGAGTGCATTTGATTCTTCAAACGCCTGAGAACCCACTGAGAAGTAGGTACGACCATTAACGGTCCTTGTATTCGAATTGATAGTGCGCCTAGTATCATTGATATACTGGCGAACACGCAAAGGGAGACGACGACGAAGGGAATCCCCAAACGCCCCCTTAGAGTAGACTTCGTCCAACTCTGGGGAGGCAATGAGGTCCCTTGTGGGGTTAAACCCACCGGTCTCAAACTTCTTCGCATATCCATACGAATCCATTAACTGCTGTGGTGTGAGATTTTTATTATACAACTCTCTCGCGTTGTAGATCCAAATAGCATGTGCAGGATCCTGAGCCCACTTTTGGTATATATGGCTTTCAATCTGATGAGCCAAACCATGTGTTTGTTTCTTTTTAAGGAACCATGTGTCGGGGAACGTAGGACCTGGCGTCTCCGGGGTTTTGTACACATGTACTCCACCCGTAGGAGGCGCCAGCCTCCAACTTCCACTCCCTAAGTCCTTTGGCTGTCCCGCCTTAACGACGCCATCCCGGGTCAAATCCGCGTAGCGGTAACCTTGGACGGCTTGAATGGAGCCCGCCTTGAGCTTCATCCCTTTGATGTACCCTATTAGGTTGTCACCCCTGTAAACAGCGACGACATTAAAACCCGGGGGCACACCAGTGATCTCCTTAAGACTAGCAGCGGGTTGCCAGCCCGGTGCAGCGGAAATCTCACTTGGAACTCCACCTACCATGATGGGTGTAGCCCCCCCAACCTCCTTTTTACCCTGGTTTGGTCCAGGAGTGGCAGAAGCCACAGGCTTAACTACGGGGGGAGTAGCCGGCTTTTGCTGTGCCGGAACAGGTGCTGGGGAAGTAGCCTTTGGACCCTGTGGCTTAACAGGATGTGCGTCATTTGGCTCGCGCACTTTGACTTTCCCAACATCTCGTTTTGACTGGACGATACCAGGCTTCTGGGGAGAGCTGGTCTTACCCGGCGTAACCAGCGCCGAGCCCTATTTAATTAGGGGTACACCAGGGATGCCAGGCCGCATGTAGTTCATGGCTGAGGCGCCAGCGTACAACATATCGTCTCTCGGCATAAAGTCCATGGCCCTCTTAAGGCCTCGCATCATTGACTTCATCCGCTCCCACGCCCCTGAGTTTGCAACCTCGGTCTCCACGATATCATCTGTTTCAGCTGGCTTTGCGTCTGAAGTTGACCCAAAAGTCTGCGGTGCCGTCGCCTTAATATGCAGAGCGGAGTTTGTAGCTCCGATTGCATACATGGCGGGATCTGGTCTGCGACCGATAACTTTCGGTAACAGGCCAGCCGCAGCTTGGGCTCCATGGCGCACAGCTGAACACATTGATATGGACTGAGCGCAACACATGTCCTCCCCGATAGCAGCTCCGCAACAAGCGGTAATTGCCGACCAATCTGGTTGAAATCGGCGATTAAGGCGAGCAGCATCGCGCACTAAGGAGAGAGCAGTGTTGTTCAAAACAACATACTCAATCCCAATTGTGGTTTTGACCCTGAAGTTGGAACCCTCAGGTACACCAGTAAACGTGAGAAAGGCGGCTGGATTATTCATCAAATAGTCATCCCATGTCTGGACAGCCTGGTGAAGGCCATCACAAGGGGATACGTCAAGTATGGGCTTAAATGCCGCAAAGTTTGTGGCAAGTGCTGCACAAATACCAGGCGAAGTTCTCCACTTGGTAATGTGGTCTGTGGCAGGTACAAAGACGGTCTCGTACGTCTGCCCAGAAATGAGGGGCCCAAGGTTCTTTCTTGTCTGAGAAAACATAGGTCCAGTGAAGGTGTTATCCGTGTCACTGACGACTGTCTGCGTGCTCAAAAAAGTAGAACCGACGTAGGAGAGATCGGCATTATCATGCCGGAAATCCTCGATGGCAGTGCCAAAGAGTGTCTTGTTGTCCCCACCAACCACCATACCGGTATTAGAAAAGACGTTGGTAAAGCATTGCACTTGTAACTTGACACCAGTGAGACGAAATTGTACCATAGGCGTAAAATTAGACGCTGCAAAATCCTCCAAATCAACACCAGTCGCTTGGCTGGTAAACACATTACGTTGGCTAGGAACGCCAGCGTAAAGGTCAATGTCATAGGCGGGCAATGGTTTGCACCATGCTCCAGGATTCTGCTGTTCCTGTGGAACAGGAACTGACGCGGTAGAACTTGCATACCCCTTCCAATAGTTGGCATACACAGGTTGTCCCATAATGTTCTGGGACACGACAAAACCAGGAGAAAAGATGGACACAAATCTGCTGGTTTCAGCAGGATTACCCGGGGGCGCCGGGGCAGGACCGGTGTAAATGGTCTTGCCCTGGTAACTCCTAGGTATGTGCGGAGACGCAACAAATGTGATCTCATCAGTTTCCTTGTTACGGTATGCAGCACCGTCGTAAAATACGGAGGTGTTAGGGCCGCCGTTAAGCTGGCCCTCAACAAAAATTGAGGTGGGGTTAGTCCCTACCGGGTCAAGAAGAGCGACATTCAGACCGCTCTTGGCATCACAAGGAAGTGTCTTAACCGTGTAATCTGCATAAGCTCGATGCTTAGCAACGTAAGTGGCATACATGCCATCGCCAGGTCCTGAGGAGGCATTTTCTGGGTCTATGAAACCATACAGATACTGCTCCTCAAGGGTAGCGGCTCTTCTTCCCTTAACTCTTCCGGCAGAACTACTTCTAGTTCTGGGTCGAGGTTTGGAGAGGGAGCTCTTTCGTGGCTTTGCTGCTCTAGGCAGATTGATTGTGACAGAATTTCTTGAGCCCTTGGAGCTGACGGAGTTTCTGCCGGCCGAGCCGGAACGGTTACGACGAGGAGCCTTCTTAGGCTTGCCTTTGCCTTTGCCTTTTGACATGACCTGTTATGAATGTTTTGCGTTTTATTGATACAGCAACAAATGAAAAAGTCGGACTTACGGTGTTGGTGTTAGCAAGATGTAAATGTGAGGACTAATTTGTACCCCACACCCACCCGGCTCACGCCACCAACACCTGCCCAGGGCGCGCCTAACAGCGGAACAACTTGACGGAGATGTAATTCATCACCGCCTCTTGTCTCGCTTTTATGCCCGTCTCTGGATCGGTGCAATTAATTAACAAAAAGTCCGCAGCAGAGTCAAGGGTTTCAACACCAACTCTCTTCGCGACACCATCAAGGTATCTGAGGAGAGGGTGCCTAACCCTAGACCCGTTGTAGAAAGGATATACATCGAGCGCAACCAGGGAATTGTAAACCCCCCGGACGACATCCTTGTAATTGTCACCATCCACCTCTTTCTGCATCACAAACGGAACCCTACGACTAGGGTTTACTGGGACAGAGTAGTTGACTCCTCCCTTAACATACTGAATCGTGCACCCGAGGAATGGTGCCGTAAACTTGGGTGGAAAGACATAGCTTGTCTCCCCATTGATGATTATCTTCTCCGCCTTGATAATCTGTCCTATTTCCTCTTGCACCTCCAACATACCCTCGATGTACTCCTCGGCTTCTTCCTGCGTGTCAAACCCCGCAAGCTCGTCATCACCATGTACGAGCCACTCGTTCATAAACAAGTCACAGGGCACCAACCCGTCCTCTCCAATGTAGGAGTAGGCGATGTAAGCCGTGTGTGCGAAGCAATTGACAACTGTAGTCCAGTACTGTCCGCTAGGATTTCCACCAAGACGAGTCGTATACGACCCACCGTGAAACGATAGGGGGGCCCAACAAATGCTCTGGGCAATGAAGGCAGCAGCCCTAGAGTCGAGGCCAAGGGGAATGAGGCATTCGAACAGAGAACAAATCACTTGTGGTGACTGATATCTGTCGAACGCCGTGTAATCAATTCCCGTGGTATATTTCTCCCTGAATCTCTCCATAATCTCCATCTTCTGGTAAGGGTTGGGATCTATGATCCAATGATCACGATCAGCATACAGCGCTTCTTTGAACCCGTCCAAAAATTCCTTCATAAAAATGAAGAAGAACAAATCCGTGCCTTGAATAGTGCGGAAAGCATCAGATATAATCTTGGAATGCTTATATTTGTCCTCTTTGCTATGGACATAGAAGGTAACTATGGGCGAGTTCCCTGCCAAAACGGAGTCGCGGAACTTCTCATATGATATGAACAACAACGTAGTTCCGTCAACAAGCTGTATTCTCTTGTCCTCCAGATCTGTACTATACTCAAGTACATCCCAATCCTCGTCATCTTCGTCTTCTTTCATATCGGCTAACATAGCCTTTGCCTCTTCATCAAAATAGTCCAGGAGGACCCCATAGGATCCTCCAAGAACACAGAAGGGCTCACCTGGACCGGTATCTTTATCTTTGAAGGGGAAACTGCCATCAGGCTTTCGGAAGTAGTAGGGGTTAACCTCTCTCCTCCCGCAATTCTTGTTATCAACAAGCCTTCTGACGTACTCCTGCGCCGAAAATAAGGCGTTCAAATGCCTCTTTGTATTACCAAATGATCCACCAGTGAAGACTTTGACATCTTGTTTTGCTTGCACCGTACTGCCCTTGGCAACGAAGTGGGTGACTGGCATTCCATCATTAATGTACTCTTCACCAAACTGGTTCAATTCCATGTATTTGTGCCTATTAGTCACCTTCCTATTGTCCCGGAAAACAACTCTGCCGTCCTTGATCCTTCTCAACTGACCAAGTCCTTCGGGGTAAGAACACATGTCGGACTCTACAAGTGCCCCTTCCGAAAAACCGAAAACGCGTTGTCACACGTCGGTTTATCAGGAAAGGCAATACAGTAATTCCCTCCCTTATAAGAGGACGCGTGTATGCCGAGCAGTTTCGTTGTGTGGCCAATCTCGACCAGGACAGGTGCTCCGGAAGAGCCCTCTCCCACGAGGTGGTCAGCTGTCAAGCTGGCCGTGTGCCTCACTGTCCCTGCAACCAGCTCATCATCGTCTTTATGAGGCGCAGTTACTGTTCCAATTGTCTGTATTGTCTGGTACTTCTCACCCATAACATTAACCGCGTAGGCGATCACTTTCGTGCCAACCTCAGGTTTCTTGTCGAACTGGGCCTTGACAACACCGTGCCTGGCTGAGGCAAGATTCGACAGGAAGAGACTCACCGCCGTCAGATAATTATCTGGCGTGATGCTCTCCCATCTCCTCATACTCGACTCCAGGAACTGTATTTCAAGTGCCTCGACGTGCAGTATCAGTGCCCTATCATAGGCACTCTTCTCCCCGACAATCTCCTTCCCTGCCAAGATGGCAATCATCTGCAGATTATGGTTCCTGAGATTCATCTTCTCCCCAATCTCCACCGGGAAGGGCTTGACATCCTCATCGTCGCCATCATGGGCGACCGTAACAATCTGCAAGTAGTTCTTGGTTCCAATTTTCATGTACCCGGTCAACGTTCCTTGCCTCTCGATCATCTGACCGATTCCGTGCGGAGTAAGCATAAACACCGCAGGACACCCAGCGGGGGTCCCTTCGGGGCTTCCTGCTACTCTCGCCTCTTTGACTCTCACTTCCTTTCGTTTGTCTTTCTCGCCACAGACATCGCTTTGCATCCTGCAATAGGTGGACTCCAGCAATGTCATGATGAGCTTTCTGGCTCCGGAGTGATTATCCTTTTTGAAACATTCTCTGACCGTCTGTTCACAGAACAGCTTGCCTCTCTTGCCTGATCTCGTCATCATCCCTTCGTAGGGAGTGAACGCAAGTATCTTGTATACTTCCACTGGTGTCAAGTCCTTCACTCTTTTGTGATAGGCCCGAATCTCACCGATAGGGTCATTCTTTTCCCTTGTAACAGGTACTTTCTTGACAAACTCTGCATATCGTGTCTTGTTTCTGGCCCATATATCTTTGATTGCGAAGATCCTCGTCTCTGTTCG